AAATTTTCATCAATAGGTTTTATTTTACCATAAACTTGTTTTGAATCTTTTAGATCAATTAATTTTTTTGGCATGAAACCAAAATCTTCATAGAGCACATTTGATAAATGACCACCAATATATTCTGATGGCTCTTTAATAAATTCAGATATTATAACATTCCCCATAATAGATATCCTGTAATATGGGACAGTTGGATCTGGATAATATATCGTCTGATGAACATTGCACTCTGGTTCATCAATAACTGCTTTTTGAGTCCAAATGTTTTGAAAATTAAAATCTGGCATATCTTTCCAGCCAACCATCTTCATAAGTGCTGGCATTGGTATTGTAGATATTAATGGTGTTCTATATTGCTTGCTCATCCAATTATCAAAATCAAATCTTTTTCTAAATGCTATATTACAATTTGTTGCCATAGTATGAACAAAATTATTTGGAGCAATATATCTTTCAACAGTTTCAAGGCTGTCTATAGATCGAGGCAAAACTGCTCCTGTTACTTTTTCAGAATACATATTACTTAAAAACACACTGGGTTCAGTTATCAGCTTGCCATCGTATTTTATTGCTTTATTTACTTTGACTTTTTCAAATGGTATGGCTGTTGCAATACCAACTTTTTCAGTTCTGAACCTCAGCAATGCACTGTGATTTATTGGAAGATCTTCTTTTCCTTCCCAAATGTATGGTCTGAATCTCCTCAGCATATTCCCTGCTAGAAGACCTGCCATCCCTGCTCCTATTACTATCATATTTATTTTTTCCTTTCTTATTGGTATCCCAATATATTCTTGAATCTCGATATTTAGTAAAATCTATGTTTGGTGCTGAAAATGGCTCCTCGATAACAAATGAAGAGCCAACTTCATAATTATCCCATTCACTGTCTACAACTTCTATAAGCAATGGGAGAGATAATATTTTATCCTTTTGGTGCACAACTCACCTCAACAACCATTGGCACTGGTCTATTATTTATTTTTCTTCGAGCATGAATTAAAACTGGTCTCAAGTCAACTGCCTTACAATCTTCTATTCCATTTATAACTTCATTCCTGCTCAAAGAATATATATTTTTTTCAGTTATCACTTTTGTGTTGGGGATGCCACTGCAAGCAGAAAGCAACCCAACAACTGATATTAAAAATAAATTTCTCATGATAAGGACACTCTCCCTTTTTTAATGTCATGAGCCAGATCTTCTCTGCAACCTGCTCTTGTGCTGCCATGACCTGCAGCGATATCAACGAAGTCTTCATATGATATGCCATCATTTTCTATAAATATATTATAGTTTTTCCAACCACGAGTTCCCTCTCTGCGAGGATTCTCTGATACAAGGCATGTAATAATTTTGCCAGCAAATTTACCACCACCTTTAGATGGTTCTGATTTATCACTCAAAACTTTATCACGATAAAGATCAATGCTCTTTTCAGCACTGGCTGCGAGCTCTTCGATGCTGTTATAGGTTTCTTTGGAAACATCAGAAGATTGAATAAACTTACCATAAAAGTCATTTTTAGGTGCTGAAGATTCAGCAAGTTTGAATACTCTTTTTGATCCTGAAATTTTATCAGCGAATTTTTTAGTTTCAACAGGTGAGAGCTCATTGAATGCTCTGACTAAAACTTGACCTGTTGTATTTGGGTTTTTAGCAAGTTGTTCTGCAGACCTAAATATTATTGATCCGTTGCCAAGATTTTTTGCCTCTTGCTCAGAAGAAGCAACCACAGTTTTAAAAGTTCTTAAATTTAATACAAAATGTTTCATGTTAATTTTCCTTTCTCAAATAATGTATTTAATTAATCTTATCTCTCTTTTTAAATTAAAAGTAAACAAAAAAATACAAAAAAAGAAATTAATTTTGAATATCTTTTATTTACAATGACTTAATCATATGTTAAAACTCTTCAAAGTTCTTGGTCTCACAATAAAAAGACTTTCTTTTGCTCTTGTTATCGCAACATACCACACTCTGTTCTCCTCATCATTACCTAAATTTTGCCAACTTTTAGAATTCATATCTGTTAATAAAACTAAATTATCTGCCTCACCACCTTTGCTTTGGTGTATTGTTGAAATATTGATTCTTGGTTTTTTAGAAAACTTTTCATTATTTCTTAAACACGATCTTAAATATTCTCTTTCATCTGGTGCTATGCCTTTCAACATTTTCATCCAGTCATATTCTTTTACAGCATCTGGCAAACTAAAATCTGATATATTGTAAGCATCTTTTGGTTCTAATTTTATTTTTAAATTTAAAAAATTAAGTAAATTTTTTGCATCATGCATTGATATTGGTGTATCTTTTCTTAATCTTTCCCAAGATGTTATTGCTCTGGTTTCATCTGATTCTAAAGAACTTTTATTATTTATTGAATATGCAAAACCTTGTTGACGGACTGCTCTTATCAACCTGTTTGTTAAATATTTACTTCTTGCCAAAAGCATCCATGTTCCTTTTTTCCTAAAATCTATCTCCTGTTCATTTACAACATAATCTATATTGCCATGTTCTTCTCTTGGTGACCATTGCTTGGCATATCTATTTTTTATTCTTTGAACGATATCAACTGCGAGCTTGTGGACTGATCTTGGTATCCTGAAAGACTGTGGTAATATTATTCTATCACCTTTTAAATTTAAAAATTTATTTACATCTGCTCCTGCCCAACCAAATATTGCTTGGTCATCATCACCTGCTATATAAACTTCATCAGCAAGACTTGAAACCTTTATTGCCATTTTATATTGTATTGAAGATAAATCCTGTGCTTCATCTATAATACAAATATCAATATCTAAATCTGTGTTATATTTACTTAACATATCAGTGAAGTCTAATATGCCATTGTCTTTTTTATATTTTAATAATGCACTGTGATATTGTTTTACAGCATGTAAATTTAAATCTTCTGTATT